TCAGGGAGGGAACTTATAAAGTAAGGAGTGAGCATAGAAAATACCTTCCACAACTTGAGAGAGAAACTGACGATAGCTATGATCGTAGACTTAGCAGAAGCAATGTAGTTCCTTTCACACAGCGAATCGAAAAAATGCTGTCAGGTATGCTCACAAGAAAACCAGTAAGGCTTGATGATGTATCTGACTTAGTGAGAGAACAATTATTTGATGTTGACCTTGAGGGTAATGATCTCAATGTCTGGTTATATGAAACAGCCAGAACAGCAATTTCATTCGGGCATTGTGGTGTGCTTGTAGATGCACCAAAAGACGGTGATAAAACCAGACCATATTGGGTGACATATTCACCACGAAATATTCTTGGATGGAGAAGTGAGATCATAGATGGTGCAAGACAGCTTACGCAGTTAAGATTGTTAGAAAATGTTGTAGAACCTGATGGAAAGTATGGGGAGAAGCAAGTAAAACAAATAAGAGTTTTAGAGCGTGGTCGTTATGAGATTCATAGAAAAGATAAAAAAAATAGTGAATATAAATTATTTGATGAAGGCGAAATGAGCCTTAAGGATAAGATTCCTTTTGCTGTAGCATATTCCAATAGAGTAGGTTTTTATGAGTCTCGCAGCCCCTTATATGACATAGCAGAGCTTAATCTTAAGCATTATCAGATTCAATCAGACTTGGATAATATTTTACACATTAGTTCTGTACCTTTACTCGCTGTTTTTGGCTATCCAAACGCTGATGAGATAACAACAGGCCCAAGTGAAGCTCTAGCATTACCACCTGAGTCACGCATGGAATATATCAGCCCATCTAGTGACAGTTATGCAAGCCAGTTTCAAAGGCTTGGTGATCTCAAAGAGCAAATCAATACTTTGTCATTAGCTGCGGTACTTGGGCAGAAGTTAGTGGGTGAGTCAGCAGAGGCCAAGAGAATAGACCGTTCACAGAATGACAGCACCATGATGGTTATTGCCCAACAGATGCAAGATTTAATTGATAACTGCTTAAGATTCCATAGTGAATATCTTAATGAACCTAACGCTGGAAGTAGCTTTGTAAATAGAGACTTTGTTTCTACAAGGCTTGAGCCTCAAGAGATAACAAGCCTATTAACATTGTTTACTGCTGGCACTATCTCACAGGAGACACTTCTTAACCAATTATCTAGCGGTGAGGTTCTCGGAGACGATTTTGATATCGAAGGAGAAATGGAAAGTACGCAAAGCGGAGGGTTGGTAGAAATGGAACCACCAGAAGAACCAGCTACAGATGATGATGACGAAGATA